GGCAACAAGCCCCTTTAGCTTGTTGACAAGCGCTGCCTTTGGCTCGCCATCCAGCTTCATCCACTTGCTGAGTTGCTCGGGGGACATTGTGGTGTTTGGTGGGGGCCGCCAGTTAGGGTTGTTTTTTCTGAGCCACTGCTGGGCGCGCAACACCTCGGCGTCGGCGGCGGCTATTTCTACGTCGAGCTCGGCCATAACCTCAAGGGGGTCACGGTGTCGGCCTTTGTACTTGTGCTTTTGCCCTGCCACAACCTGCTCGCCGGGGGTGAAAAGCTCGGCGACGGCAGGGTCAGCAGCCGCCCGGCGGGAATGCCCCTTGGCACTAAGCCGCCCTCAATTGCAGACTCAAGGTGAAGGTGCGCCACTTTGTATGTTTGCAGCTTGGTTTGAGCCGCCTTCGTTTGTTCCTCCAGCTCGTGCAGTTCTTTTTTCACCCTCTCTCGTATTTTGGTTCGATCCCACTTGGGCGTCACAGCGCCGGCCGGGTCGCGAGCTGGCACCTGCTTTAGCTCATCCATGCGAGCGAGATTGCGTTCTATTAAGGCCTCAACGCGACCTATCTGGGAGGAGAGCCGCTCACCAACCACGGCGGTCGTCTCGTTGCCATACTCGGCCACGCGGAGCATTCCAGCCCTGTCCAGGCTGCGAGCAACTCTTGCGGCCGAAAGGGCCTTCAGCGGGGCGAGTACTATAAGCGGGTCGGCCACGGTTGCAATCAGCCCCCGGTCAACATAGTTACCCCACCGCATGCTGACTCCCTCATGCAAGTGCTCTCCCACGTGCGCTGAGATGTCTGCCCCGAACTTGCCAATTTCGGCCAGCTTGGCCTCAAACGGGTCTCGCCCGCCAAGGTATCCAACGGCAGAAAATGTCATGGGAACAAGCATAACCAGCCCCTTAACCTCTTCTGCCGTGTTGTCCCAAAACTCTCGCCGGCCAAGGGATAGGATTGGGTTAAATCTTGTAGCCTCCCTGGTGGACTCAGCCATGGGCCTTGCCCACGGGTTTAAGTACTGAAGAAGGCTTCGCCCCTCGAGCTCCTCCCAGTGCCCCTGCTCATCACTTGCAATGGCGCGATAGCTCTCGCCCCGGATAAAAGACCGCTCAATTGCATAATCCGCAACGGAGCCCCAGTCCATTCGGACGTCACCGGTGAGCGCGCCAGCTGGCAAAGCGTTGAAAACAGCATCTGAAACATCGGGAAGTCGTGAAACAATGTTGTACACCACGGGGAGACTGCCGCCCTCGGCAGGCAATGCGGACTGTAGGTTGTGGCCCCACTGTGAAATAAACTCACTGTCAACAGCATCGCCAAACTTAGCAATAACCTTGCCCGTAAACGCCATCTTGGCAAACACGGCGCCCGTGATAAGCCTGCCCGTCCAGTCAAAGGGGTCTTCCAAAAAGGACGGCGAGTCAACAACCCGCTGAAGCTTGCGGGCCTTCATTTCATCAACCGTCATGTCTTGGAGAGGAACCCCCGCAACCTCTTGGCGAACTATTACGGGCTTACCGCCCCGCCCGCGCATGGCGCCGGATCGTCCCTCGTCCCACCCTTGAACCACGTCGCCGTAGTTGTATGGGTCGGTGGAAACCGTCACCGTTCTAGCCGGCCTCATCTCCGGGCGGCCCGTCTTGTAGAGAATCCGCTGCTTGAACGCGGCCCAGCTCTCATCCTCTTTTTTCTGCCAGTCCTTTATTTCGTCCCAGCGTATGGTGCGGTCTTCTTGGCCTGGGATTGAAAGCGTCCACCACTGCTGGCCGCTTCCATACGAGCGCGCGCCATATACACCTTTTTGAGGAGTAACCGCCGGCATCCACTTGGCCTTTTCGGCAAAGGTGTCTTCTCCGGGCTCCAGCTTTGAGGCCTCGGCAATCGCTTGGTTGGTCATATACCAGGGCCGGTACCAATCGGCTGTTTTTTCAAAGCCCGGCGGCTCGCCCTCCTTGCCGCCAAACAGCGCTCTCTGTAGTGCCGGTTCACCGCCAAGGGCTTCTTCAAGGGCAGATATGGCTGGCCGTGGGGGTTCGGTAAGGGCCTGCTCGCCAAGCATTCTCTCGGAGAAAGCGTCAAGCCCCGGAGGTCGGTCTATTTCCTGCTCGTAGTCAAGGCGGGTTTTTTTACGCCGTCCGCTGCGATAGCGCTTTTTAGGTACGTCATAAACGGAAAGGTCCAGGTCAAAGTCCTGGGTTGACCCTTCGCCGCCAAAGTCGCCGGTTGACCAGCCGCTACGCCTTCGCGCCATGGTTAATTCATGAGCCCGCGCGTTCTTAGCTCGTTTCTGTATGCACGAGAACGCTGGCTGCTATAGGCCTGCTTGAGTTCATTAAACGCTTTGAGCATTTCCTCTTGCCAATCGGCAGTGCCGCGAAGTTCTGCCCTAAACTCCCGTTTCTTCCGGGCAATGTAGCTTTTGTCGCGAGGGTCAAACGTGAAGGTACGGGCTATCCATTGGGATATTTGATTTTTCGTCATCCCCTGATTCGTCATCTCTTGGATTCTCGCCTTCATGGAATTAATTATCCGGTTAACCCCTTCCATGCGGCCCTCGACCCGTGCTTTCATATTAAATCTTGCGTCGGCCTGTTGCTGGGCCCAGGTCTTTAATTTGTGCTCCGCATAGCCTGCCGTTATGCCACCAACGCTTGAATACGCTTGGCCCGCGCGGCTCGCCGCCGCCGCTAGGCCTTCTGCGTTAGCAATTTCACCCGCCTCTGCTATCTTCGCCTCGCGGGTGGTTTGAGCTCCGGCAACTGTCGTGGCCGCAGCAACCTCTCCCACCCCAGGCTTCCCGTAGACCGCGCCCGCGCCCTGCCTTCCAGCAATCTCCTCGAGCAGCCCTGTCCAACTGACGGTTATGTCGTGGTAGACCGCAATTGGGTCGCCCTTATAGCCCTTGTCCAGCCAGTACTTTTGCAGCACTGCTTGGCGTTTGGGGTTTGTAACCATCACCCCTTCTGAGTTTTTTATCTGCGGCGGAAGTTCGGAAAGAAGGATGGATACTTTCCGCGCGTCCTTTTGGGTTTTTCTGTATGTTTCTAGAAGCTGCCTGTCTTTGGCGGTGGCCCTGTTTTTGAGTGCCGCTTCGTTTGCTTTATACTTTTTATTCTGCCGATCCATTCTATGGAGGGCCCATGTGGCGCGTGGTTTTCCTAGTATCTCACCATACTTTCCGCGCTTGGTTCTTCGTTTGCGGGGCGCTTTCTGCTTCCTCTTTGTTTCTGGGCCAATTATTTTGTAAGTGGCGCCTGTTCGCCGCACCTCTTCTGGGTCACCGCTAATAGTCTCAAACCTTTGTCCGGTTGCTTTCAGCGCTCTTCTGCCAGCGCGGCTCCCTTTTAGAGCGACAAGGGCCCGCGACATCTCGGTCACCATCTCTTGAGCCTGCTTCATGGTCACAAAGTTAGCTTCAGCAATAAGCCGCTTGCGCTTTTGGTTGCCGTCCTCCTCTTGTTTTATCGCCCCAAGTATAGCGGCTCTCGGCTTTGTTCCCGGCTTTGGTTCTTTTGGCGCATCATCCACGCCCTTTAGCTTGATGGTGTTTGGGTCTTGGCCTGCGCGAATGGCTCGCTTGATGCGCAGCATATTTTCTGCGTCTTCAAGCTGCTGCGTTGTTATGTCAAGCTTCTTGAGGTTCAGCGGTCGGGTTTTTACTAGTTGCTCTTCTGCCGCCCGAGCTCGCCCCTCTCCGGTAATCTGCCGCTCCCTCGCGAGGGTTTCATCAATACCAAAGGCTTGGTTTTGGCCCAACAGGTGCCTGAGAGCCCACTGCTGCTGTTGTTGGGCGCCGCGCTGCCTGGTGTCTTCCCGCTCCTGTTGACCTCGCAGGAGTTGGAGCTGAAGCTGGTGCTCTCGTTGTTTAGCCGCCTCTCTCGTACGCCGTCTGCTTTCTGCAATTGGGCTATGTAGTTTTATCTCGGGCATGCTTGCTCCTATGTGGCATATGCCGCAACGTCGCCCCCGGCCTCATACTGCTTGCCTGTGTAGGGGTTGGGGGCTTGATACTTCTGCTTGTCATCATCGCTGCCGTGCTCTATGCAGCAAAACGCATTGAATGGGTTCCAGCACGAGCCGCACATCTTGGTTGCTTTTGCCTCGCTGTGCTTGTGCTTGTCATAAATTTCGGCTTTTGTTGGTATGCCCCACGCGAGCCCACCCTCGTGGTCAATGCGAAAACCCTCAAATATGCCCATCACGCAACGGAGGCTTTCAGCGTCCGTAAACTCCTGGCAGGCTTGAACGGCCGCAAAATATTCATCTGCATAGTCGCCAAGGCCTTCAGCGTCCATGTACTCCATCATCACATCCAGGCCCTGCATTGCCGCGTTAAACGCAGCTGTCGTGGCTTGGATTTCCAGCTGCTTTCGCTGCGCCCAGAGGCCCGTCTTTTGGCTTAGAATTTGTAGCTGCGCTTGCCACTTCGTCTGCTTGTTTTTGACAATCATGTCACTTATGGCGGCTGACATCTCGGACATGTGAGCGGTTTCTAGTTGCATTAACCGCCTGGCACCCATCCCGGTTTGCCAAAGCCCAGTCCCCGACATCTGACCACCCGCCAAATACTGCTGCTCCGCAAGCTTGCGCCGCATGTGGTTCACGTATGCGTCGATGCTTTTATAAAACGACGTGTCGTCGGCTATCTCCGCAGTCATGGCGTCGAGCTCTTGATCCAGCAGCTCGTCCTCTGTCATTTCGACCTGCTGCCAACCCCCGCCCTCACCCTGGGCCCACTTCCAGCCGGGCTTTGTTGGCAACTCACCTTCGCGGTGGAGGGCTCCGTACTCATCCTGCGTAAGGTGTGTGTGCCCCTTCGACAGCTTATCCTTTGCGCTGGCCAGCAAAAAGGGGTGTCGCTTCTCATACCAGGCCTGGTGAAGGCCTTCTGGAGCCTCCCAGCCCATCTCCTCAAGTTTCTTCAACACGGCTAGCTGGTCTTTAGAGAGGTCTTTGCCTTGCTCCATGTCCAGCAAGGCCTGCATGGCCGCAGCGTATGCCGCTGCTGCGAGTGGCCCCCCCTTTTCTTCTATGAGTGTTTTCAGGCTTTCTTTTGCTTCATCCCATACGGTTCCACCCTCTTCATCTGTGGGCTCCTCACCCTCTTCACCCGTGGGCTCCTCACCCTCTGCCGGCGGCTCGTCTTCTGGCGGGCTCGGGGTCTCGGAATAAAGCGGCGCGTACTCAGAACCTGGGAGCGCGGGCAATGTGTAGGTTGGCCCGCCCATGCGGGCGAGCGCAAGCTCGCGCAGGACATCGTCCCCACCTGGCGCTGGTAGTCCTGCCGGTGGCGCACCCATCCGGCCGAGTGGGCCAAGAACGGCGCTTGGGACGCCAGCGGGCGGGCGAGTGGCGGCACCTGCGGGAGGCGCAGCTCCGGGGCGCTGTGCGGGAGGCCCCGCTTGCTGCGCCCTTGCCTGTGCATAGGCCCGCGAGTAGTCGGGCTGGTCGGCCACACGCCGCGTGAGCTCGCCACCAGCGCGAGGCGGTAAGCTGGTGGGCGCAACGGCCGTTGCCGCAGGCGCAGCCTTGGCCGGAAGAAATGCGGGCACAGGTGGCGCCCCTTTTGGCAGGCCCCTGGCATAGCCTGCGGATGGCTGGGTTTTAGCCTGGTTGCTGCTTTTGTATTGTTGAACCATTACTTAGCCTTTGCCCCTTGACCCATCATCATCATCATTGGCAGCATCATATTATTCATACCACCACCACCACCGCCCTGCTGGCCCATGAGTAAATATTGCAAGGCCTGGGCGTTTTGTGCGGCAGTTGCCTGCTTTAGTGCCGCCGCCTTTCTCTTCTGGGCGGCAGCGTCGTCTCCAAAGCCACTACCAATCGTCGTTGCTGCGGCTGGAGTAAGGCCGCCCTGCGAGACGCTCAGGCTGGGCATTGCCAGCGGCATCCATGTGGACGGGGATGTGGCCTGGCCCGTAAAGCGAGGCATGTCGGGGTCTTGGGCAACCACGTCGCCAAGAAGGGATCCGCCCATCCCGCCCACCATTGCCCCGAGAATCGGATTGGCTGCATAGCTGGCGTAACCGGCAAGCGTGCCCGCCATTGGAAGAAGTTTTGCAAATATGTTTTGAGCTCCCATGGTTTTCTCCTACGGTGCAAACACGTCACTACTGTACGTTAGCCAGATGCTTATGTCTTCACCGTTAAAGTCGGCGCCGCCTGCCTGCGACGGGACAAGTTTAATTAGATAGGTGGCGTTTGGGGTGAGTGGTGAGTTGAACGTCGAGGTTGTTACTGCAATGAACTTTGTGTTTGCACTGGTGGTCGTTGTGTTCAATTGCACAATACCGCCAGATGGGGCAGAGCCGGGGTTGTTTACTTTGTACAGCTCAACAGCAACAGTTCCGTTTGTTGCTGCGTCAGCGGTGGTTGCGGTGAAGCAAACACCCAGCTCTCGGAGGGTGCCGGTCCCGCCGACACTGCCATGCCTAAAGGTGAAGTAGTGACTTGTGGTGCCCATCGGCCCCTTAAAATCAAACGTTTTGGTGTCGAGCCAGTGACTCGTCTTAAGGTTGGCTGCGGTTAGCTGGCCGTTGAGTGATGTATACAAAGTGTCAAAATTTGAATTGACCTGGCTTGCCACTGCGGCTTGTCCTGCAACAAACGTGTGTGGTTTATGAATAATGCTCATCCGGTGTGTCTCCCAAACAGACTTGCTTTGCCCTCGAGCCAAACGTCTATGTCGTGGGCGTTAGATTCGTCGAGCTCGTTGCTGCTCTGAAGGTCGATCTTATAGGTTTTTCCAGCATGCAGGGTCGTGTACCCGGCCCCGGCTGACGAATCGGCGGCAGGGGTAAACTTTTCTTCCGCTGTCGGGGTAAAGCCCATGTGGTCCCAAGCGGCCCCGTCCCACTCATATATTTGCGCCCGACAAAAGCCACTGGCTGCGGCCCCGCCCGTCGTGTTGCTGAAAGCTACGCCAAGCTCGGTAATGGTGAGCTCGACCGTGGCGCCCCCCTCTTGGGTTATTGTGGGCCATGTAAAAACAAAGCTGCGTGCCGTGCCGGTCTGCGGGGGGCAGAGCCCAACGTGGTGAAACCGAACAGACCAGATAAACTGTTCCGCCCTAAGATTGGCAAGGTTAAGGTTGCCGTTTACTTCAGCGTACAGCTGGTCAAAGTTGGCATTAACGTGCTCTGCGTAGGCATTGGCCCCAGACGCGAACGTATAGTGTTTTGTTATAAGGGCCATCAGTAAACAACCACCACAGAAACATTGGCCTGGGCGCCGTTGCTGAAGCCGCCCTTGTATTTGATTTGTGCGGTAGGCGCGATGTTGGTTGTTATTGACGAGTAGCTAAAGGTTGCCCCACCCAGAATAACATTTGTCTCGTCGCTTATTGACGTGTCGGCAGTCCACTCGCCAAAGTGGTTACCGTGTACCACCCACTGGTTGCCGTGCTCCAGGTTCACTGGTGGCTCGTAAATGTATTTTCCGTCAGCGCCCTGGGTCACGGTCGCCAAGCCAGGCCCAACAAAGCGATTGTTGATAAGGCTGGACCAACTGCTATGTTTGGATTCATCGTCTTGGTTTGAGTGCACCGCGTACTTAAAGCTCTTGAAAACGCAGTTCTTAATAACGCAGTTGTCACCCGTTGCGCGCACACACACCCCCGCCTTTGCCTCATCAGAAAACGTAATGCCGTCAAAGGCAACGTTAGGGGAGTCGGCCCAAAAGATTGCCAGCGACGTCACCTCTGTCCTCCGAACGGTGGTTCGGTTTGGTGCAAAAGACACAAACGCCACGGGCTTTTTGACTCGGATTTGGTCGCGCACAATGTGTTCGCCCTCGCCCAAAATAATACGCCCGCCCGTTTCTGGCAAAACGTGAATTGCGTTGTCTATGCTTTGTCCTGGTGTAACCAAAAGGCCGAGGTTGCGAACGCGCCGGCCGACTACATCAATTGAATGCTGGAGCCCTGTTACCCACTGCTCATCGCCGGGCTGCGTAAAGCCCCTGGTGGCGCCAACGCCGTATGCATCAATGCCGCTCACCGTGTTGTCTCTCGGCGTTGAACCTCAAAGGAAAACGACGCAATGGTTCCAACGGGGCCCGGCGCCGTGCCGTCCTCGTCAGCCCCGCCCGTGGTTGCTTTCCAGTACTCTGGAAAAACCACGCCCATCCTAATAGACCGCCCAACGAGGTTACCTTCGCTGTAGTGCAGTCGCTGGGTAAACCAGTCCGAGCTCCCCCATACCATGGTGTTGGACTCGGGCTCCGAGTCGACCCCGGCGTCCCACTTCGCATAAACCAGGTCACCGTTTTTTCCCAAGCTATCGACCCCACCCCAGAAATATGCGGGCTGCGGCCTTTCTTCTGCGGGGCTACTGAGGAGGCCTTGTGGAGAGTGAATTGTGTCGTATGCCCGTGGATGGCACTGTAAAAAACCCTGCTGTGCTCCAAAGCCCTCAGTGTCCGAAAGCCCAGATGCGGCAGCGGTGTTATCTTTCCACTCCTCAAAGGCGGCTTGCTCGCTTTCAACGAACCAGATTGGCCCCCAGTCGCTTATTGCTGCCCCGGCGTCGGTAGCTATAAGTCTTTTTGGCCTGTGCCCATAGGACAACATTGTGACTCGAGGCTTGCGAACATCAATGTAATCGTAATTGTCCTTAAACAGCCTTGCGCTACACCACGCATATGGGACTGCGCGCCGGGTAATCTTAAAGTCGCTATCCATGGCGGAAACGCCACCACCTCCCGCAGCTGTCCAGGCCTCGCCGTAGTAGGGGGTTGCAAAGTCCTGGCCCTCGTGTGGAAAGGTTTCCAGGGCAGACCACGCCTCCCCCGCCTCGCCGCCGGATGTCGAGTGAACCATGTTGTTTACACTCACCATCAACATCTTGTTTTTCTCAGACCAGTACGCCGCGTCAGAGCAGAAGTTTGAATATGAGAAGTTGCCCGAAACGTAGAAGGTAAACGCGGCGAGTTCGTAATCATAAACAATGGTGAGGCAGTTAATGTGATTGCCGTAGAAAAACTGATGTGGCTCGTAAACACTGTTCAGGCTGGTGTCGTTTCTCAGCGAACTCTTTATTGGCACATTAAACCAAACTTGGTTGTGCACAGGGTTGTGGCATGAGGTCGCCAGGTGCAGCAGGCTCTTGTCAATTTTCCACGGGTAGCCCAGGCCGGCAGCAATGCCAAAATCCCCCACCCCCGTCATGTCGTAGTGGTGTTTCATTGTTGGGTGGGCGAGGGCCTGTGGGGTGTGTTGGCTTTCTTCCTCGTCGGAAAATAAGATGCCTATTGGGTCAGAAATGCGTGCGCTTTTTGGGCCATCGCTCGCCCAAATGCCATTGTCATTTACCCAGAAAAGCCTTTCCCCCGCGACGAGGGGTGTGTTTGGTGCAGTGCAGCCAACATCAAACATCTTCCACACCTTTGATGTGGTGGGGTCAATGCCTCCCACAAAACCATATGTTGACCGCCGTGTGAAAATCACAAGGACATCGTTGTACGATTTCAGCCCTGTAATTTCTTGGCCGTGGTCTACCGTACCAACAGACGTTTCGTTGATGGCAAGGGGGTCGTTGATGTCTGACCACACAAACATATGCCGCCCGAGGTTCATGGAGTATTGGTTGTGGATCATGTTGACGGGTATGTTGTCCCCGTCCGGCTCAACAAACTGAGGGTTGTTGGTTGTGTCGTTGTCTATTTTGCTTTGAAACGTAAGCGAGCGCTTACCATCAAACCCCGCATAAAAGACCATGCCGCCATGCGCTTCTGCAATGGAGCCGGCCGGTGTGTTTTCCGCGTAGGAAAACATCACCTTGTAGTTTTGCATCGCGTCAAAAGCACCATAGGCGCCGGTTGAGCTCTGATACCGGGGCTGGGCTTTTCGCGTTCGGCTGGCTGTCTTTATTTCGGGCGTGTAAAAATGACCCGCGTTGTATGGGTGCTCTGCAACGTCGGGAGTAAACACGTACACTTGTGCGTCTGTGCAAATGAGCGTGGCAGTTCTGCCGCCGGGTAAAAAAGTGTCCACAAAAGAACAACTAAACTCTCGACCATAGGGCTCGCCCTCCGCTTCTATGCCGTAGTTGAATTCATGCTCCGTTTGGTTGGTGGACAGGTTTATGATTGTTATGCCAATGCGTCGTATGTCTGAGTCCCCGGAGCCATAGTCTGTGTTGTCAATGTATGGGCCAACGACGATGGCGTAAGAGTCAGACACTGGTCGTTCAACAATATGAATGCGCGCGTTTGCATACCTCCCAAGGTTGTAACTGTAGTTTAAAACCTGTGACGTGTTGCTTGGGCGGAGAAACGTGCCCAGGAAACTTAACAGCTGCTTGCCGGGGCGGGGCTCAATGTAGCCTCGGCTAAGGTTTACATTAATCGCGAGCTCCAGGTGCTGCTCTGTCTGGTAGGCGTCTCGCATTTCGACACCTTTCCAGGGCCCGGCAAACGTCTTTAGTATTGGCGGTTGGGTGGGCATTAATAGGGGCTCTCGTAAACCATTCGCGTGTTGTTTGTTCGGCTGTTTTCCGTTTGCCTTACTTCGTTGTCAAGCCACTTCAAAATGTCATTGAGCTCGGGCGCGTCTCGCCTTTCTTTTACTGACAACAGCTTTGCGAGTACGGCCAGCACCAGGTCGTGGTACTCAAATGCGTGCGTGCCCGACAGGCCGTCAGGCGTAAGCAGTTCGTCTGCGGCGAGGGTCAGTGACTTTGGTATGCTTACATAGCGTACCCATAGGAACACTTCGGTGGCCGGCATTGGAATGATTGACAGGTCGCTGTGATCCAACACCCACCTCATGCTGTGGGTTTGTCCGTAGTTGTAATAGTACGGGTCTTGGTTGGTTGAGCTGGTGGTATAGGCCTCTTCCGGGTGCAGGTTTTCGAGCGAGGTGGCAGCGTTAGCCACGGTCGGGTCGGTGTTTTCAGACAAAACGGCTACGTCTAAAATGCGGTATGGCTCGTTGCTTATGTTGAGGGCGGTTGCGCCAGTTAGGGCGACCGCTCTGGTTTCAGCGGGGTAGGTAAACCGCTTATAGGAGGCAAAGTGAGACGGGTCACGGTTTGCAACAGCGCGGTAAACTGTTCTGTTGGCGAAGTTGGCTTGCCGGGTCAGCTGGGCGTCGGGCCAGTAGTTGCCTTTTTCACCCAGCAGATCCAGGGCCAGTGTCTTTAGTTCGGCTAGAGTCATCCTTCATCCCCACGTTGTGTTCCTTGGGTCCAAAATACTTAGACCCCGCGTTTGGGCCTTTGCCCAGGTTATGACTCATCGGCCCAACCTGTGAGCTCATCGGCTTGCCGTGGGCATCATACAAATGCTTGAGGCCGTAGGTAACATCATCCCACTGCGACTTGTCTCGGTCGTTAGCCAGCCTTTTGTCGGGTGACACCATTCGCTTGTGCCACTCCTCGGGGCTTTTTTCAGAGTGAACATCGTGGTCGCGCAACCATGTCACCATCTCTGGGCCTGGCGGCTTGTAGGCGTCGCCGGGCCCAGCCCAAACATAAAACGCCTTCGTCCACCGCACTGGAAACAAGCTGTTGCCGTGGACAACGAAGTCCTCGGAGTCGTAGGCCAGCACCCACCGAGAGGTTTGCGTATCCCACGCAACCACCACCTTTGAGTCGGCGGCTGGTGAGTACTGGCTGCGGACATAATTTGTCCACTCCACCGAGGGCTGGATGGCCCTCGACCGAGCAAGCATTTCCTCAGTTATCATTAGGCCGGGTTAGCCGCAGACAATCCAGCCCGCGTATAGTTGCGAACCCAAAAATACGAGGCCGGTAGCGCGGCGTTTGTGCAGTCGTTTGTGGCTGCAACGCCAAAGCTGTTACCAGAGATAACGCTCCCCGTTCCGGTCTTCCCGGCGGTTACGTTAATCGGGTTAGTGCTCGCTGCAAAAACGTTGTTGGTAATGTAAACGCCTGTACAGTTGTGAGCTGGCAACTTCACCCCGTTGGTGCCGCCGGTAATGTGGCAACCCTCGATTATCACATCTTCAATCTTGTCGTTGCCATCGGTATTGAGGTCGATGGCGGTGACGGCGTCATCCGCAAAGAAGCAGTTCTCTACTCGGAGGCCGGCGCCAAAGGGTGTGGTTGCGCCATTCACCTTGATAAAGGTTGTTGCCGTTCCACTGACCGCTCGAAACGAACAGTCCCTGATGACGCAGTCAGAGCCCGTGACAACCACGCCATCGGTGCCCGTGATTACCTTGAACGTCAGGCCTTGCAGCACACACCTTACCGCACTCAACGCCCCAAGCTGAGTTGCAGCCTTGGCATTAATGACCGTTGCCTCCCTGTACCCCGGAACGCCGTAAATGCGCGTCCCGGCCTCGGGTGTGAAGGTGCCATCAAGCGTGTGATCGCCAGGCATAACCACAACCACGTCGCCCCGAGCTGCTTCGCAGCTACCCAGAGCAGACGTTAGAGAGGTTCGTACCGTGCCATCAACCTTGTTGTTAACAAGCTCTTCCACATGCCAACGATTGGTTGAATCTCCAACAAAGAAGACCCGCCCGGTGCCAAGCGAAAGTCCATATGTTGACTCCACTAGTGCGCGAAGTCTCGAAAAATCCATTCCTAACATATCGGCCTCCTAAGCCACCAAGCCACTTACTGCAACGTCCTTGATTCGGGCAAGACCGTTACGTGCGGTTACACCCAGGTTTGAATAGGTACGGCCAAACGCCGTAACCTCATCCTTGCCTGATACCCACTTCCAAACGGCGCCGCCACTCTCGTCCCACTTGAACGGAGAGGTTTCCATAACCTTGATGGCTGCCTTGGACAGAACAAAGATTTGACGGTGTCGAACGTCCTTGCCCGCCACGATTGGGATTTGTGATCCATCGTGGTAGTAGCTGAGAGCTTTGTAGCCACCGGCCAACTCAAGCGGTTGGAAGCGCTCCTGGCCTTTTGACTTCAGCATGTTCAGGTATGCGCGCTGCGTTGCAGTGTGCATAACCAACAGGTCTGTCGTGCCAGGGCTCAGGTCGTTGACGCTATCAATGGCTTGATTCAACAAGTCCTCGGTAAGAGGGCGCTCGCTACCTTCACCAGCTGGGTTGGCAAAAATTTGGGCCTGCCACTCTGAGAAGGTGGACGGGTTGATCTCTTGGAACGTAGACGCCGTGCCGCCTGAGTTAGGGAATGCCTGGTCAGATACTGCGCCGGCAATACCCATCATCTCCTTCTTGTACGACGTGTCGGCTGCACCAACCGTGCCCGTGGAGGTCGAACCACCGCTGACAAATACATCATCTCCGACTGGGTCATCACCACCAATCTTTGTAATGGTAAAGGCCGTGAACGGTGAGCTCTTTGATACTGTGGCCACGATGCCGTGACCGCGTGAGTCTTCACCGGCTGACTTATCAAAACTGTCACCGGCATCTGCACCAGCAGCAGTACCCCAGGCAACCCGCATGCCCACTTTCAGGTGGCGAGTTGTTCGTGGTGTGTTGGAACCGTGACCAGCGCCACCGCTCGCGGTGTTGACAATGGTCGTGCCGTCGTCGTAGCCCTTCAGGGTCACTGACAGGCCAGAGCCACTGGCCTCACCGAGAATACTTGTTCCGTCGCCGTTGAGTTGCCGGTTCATGTTGTCGGTCAAGTCCTTGACTCGGTTTTTGAGCTGCGCCGACTTCACGCTTGCCCATGCACCCTGCTGGTCAGCAGTCTGAGCCTCGGCAATGTTTGTCACGCTCATCACGATGTAGTTGAACTTGTTCTTGATGATGCTTGACAAATACTGGTCCGAACCGGCGGGCGGCAAGTTGCCTCCCTCGTTTCGAGCACCGAAAGCATTGGAGCTCCGCAGGTACACGGGTGTCTCGTGGTGCTTGCCGGTCCAGTGCGCCTTGGTTTTGGTCAGCAGATTATAGAGGATGACTTTGCGGTTGATGACCTCGGTAATCACTTTTGCGTACCGAATCTTCATTGCGTTGTCGAAATTAGCTAGGTCTTGTTTTGTATCACTAGGAAAGGCCATTAGTTTTGAAACTCCCTATTTCAAATAATGAAAAGTCTTTGGCGGGACCGACTCCCTAGTGACAGTAGTTACTTTTGTTTTTTTTCTTCGCCTTTTTTGGGCTTACTGAGCAGGATTATTAGTGCGGTTTTTTTGGGATCTGTTTCCCTGCTCTTTTTCTTTTTGTTGTTGTGATGGTACTTCAATCCAACCTCACGCTCAATGGGGGATTCCAAACTCTGCTCGAGAGTCCTTCATCACCATATCGAACACGTCCATGCTATCCAGATTTTCCTTAGCATACCAACTGGACTCGCGGCTGTCGCCGTCTTGCACTGCAACGGAGCGCCCCGCCCCGCCGCCGCCTATTGCGGTTGGCGTCTGGCGAGCCGGGGGCTGGCCGAGTGCTGGGCCCCCGCCTTGCGGCTGTGGATTGTTGCCGCTCACGGCTTGTATTCGCTGCGCCGCCTTTTCCATTGTGCCGCCGAACTCGTGGGTGGCCAGGGCGATTTGCATCATCATGCGCCTGCCGTCTTCTGTAGCGACCGCTGGATACTTCTGGGCGAGCACATCTGCCTCGCTGGCTGTTTGTTCGACTATGGTTTGTTGGTGCTGTATCGCCCGCGTGCGTTGCATGTCCTCAACGTGTTGTTCAAGCTTTGCCATGCGGGCTTTATTCTGATCCACCGTATTGAAGATGTCCTCGTCTTCCATGTCGCCCAGCTCGAGCTCTGGTGGTGGTGCTTGCTCTGCGGGCCCGCCGGTGTCGTAGTCTTTTGACCAGTTCGCAAACGCTTCGTACTTTTCTCTACTGTTAAAGTGTGTGGCCCACCACTGGCGCACCTCTGCCCGCTCCTTCGCGACCTGGGCCTCAAGCTCCGGGCCCCTTGTTTCCCATCCTGCCGGGGCCTCTGGTTCTGGCGCCACCTCTTCCGGGGCAACCTCTTCCGGGGCTTGCATTGCGGCGAGGTCGTCGTGCAATGCGTCGATTGGATCAACATCTGCCGGTGTAGTTTCAGTCGTTGTTTCGGTCGTGTCTTCCATTGTCATCTCCTATTCAAAAAACCCTCGTTCCTCTGCTGGATTAAAGCCTGGGCCTCGGGGGCCAACCGCTTGGTTAAGTTCGGGCGTTCCCCCACCCAGCATCCCGGGGAGCTGCCCCCCTTGGCCCTCCTCGCCATACGGGAGTTCCGGTGGTGTTGGTTGTGCCATTTGCTCGGGCGCACCAACCGTGCCAGCGCCAAGCCCAGGCGGCCCGCCGGGTTGCTGCTGTTGTTGTGCGGCCATTACCTGCTGCGGGTCTTGGCCGTAGGCCTGGACGTATGCTGGCAGTCCTTGTGTTTGAATTTGTAGCTGGCGATAGTGCTCGGCCAGGTGGAGTTCGTAAAACTGCTGGGTCTCCGGCGGCAGCTCGCGGAACTCAGGCGATTTCATAAACACCAGGGTTTCGGATATATGCACCACATGGTTATGCCACCAGCTCACCTTGATAAGTGGGTGGTTCTCGGGGTCCATCATGAATGCGTTCTCTTGGCGCTGATAGTTTCGCTCTGGCGAGTCGTCGTCAATAAACTCCTTGAGTCCCATTGAGCCAAACGCCTTGCGGAATTTCACCAAGGTTTCCGGGTCTTCGATTGGCCCAAACCCGCCGAGCTGGAGAAGCTGCAAAGAGATCTCCCTTTCGTAGCTCGCAAATTTTGGCAGAAGGCTTCCCGCCTGTATCTCCACATCGGTGGAGTCGATGTGGTCACGATGAAACCTTACGGCCTCCGCTCGGTGTGACTCGGAGACTACCGAGATTGTCATCTCAACCTCCATGTTCTCTCGCCACATCTCGAGCAGGCCGGCACCAAGGTCAGCCAGCGCCTCTTCCAGGGAGCGGGCTGGGGCTGCTAGCTTCACCGCGTCTTGGTCGGCCAGCACACCCAGTGCGCGCCCAGAGATAACACCGCTAGGCCCACGGCCCTGGCTAATTTCATGCACCCCACTGATGTCATACATTGAGTTCTTTAGCGTGTCGGCCAGCTCGTATAGTGAGTTTGGTATGGGCACGGGGGGCATGCGCTGGGGCGGCGGGCCCGCGTTGGCGTTGTAGAAAATAATGTGGTCAGGCCGGTTCTTGATTCCCGTCTTTGCGATTGAGCCCGCAGCCGCCACCCAGGGGGGGTTGCTGCTGACGTTCCTGAGTTCCAAGATAGAGGAGATGGAGCGGTTGAGCTCCCGTTGAATAGGCACCAAACCTTGCACGACCCCAGTGCCCCAAAAGCGACCGCCCATCTCCCCAACTTTAATCTGTGTAATGGAGAACTTGCGGCCGGGTAGGTGGGTTTCCTCAAGCACCACCCCCTCGCTTACAATCACACGCCTTCCATCAGGGTGGGTATTGCTTGGGCGCTCTTGGTACTCCAGCACTTTGTGTAGTTTCTGCTCGCCGCCGTCTGACACGTAGCCCCGCAGGTCTGACTTCCTCACACTGTCGTCGTCGCTGGCATGGCTCGCCCCAGGGGCGTGGTTCTTGCTATCGAACTCCTTCACCATCCCAGGCCAGCGGAGATCCAAGGCCGCATCACTAAGTACGTGCGCCAGGATTACCCACTTTGCGTTATGGAGGTGGGTTGATTCCCAGTCAGGAAAGACGTCAAACGGAGACCATGCCTCAACAACCGGGAAGCCAGTTACCTCAAGCGAGTCGCCCACCTGTAGCGTCTTGCCCGCCTGACTGTCCCAGTAACAATTAAAAAACCCCGTCCCGGTTAGCGAGGCCCACCATACAACGTCGTATGTAACGCTCTGCATTCGCATCTGTCTATACAGGTAGTCCAGCAGGTATTCGGACGCTCTTGCTTTCTGTCGCTGGTCGTCTTCTGAACCGGTGGGCCGAACAATAAATGCCGGCCGGCTTTGTGTGAGCTTGCTTGCAACCGTGTTAACGATTGGCTTGATGTAGTTATTGACTGCCCTGACCCGCCAGCTCGGGGCCTTAGACTCACTCGTCCTGCCGTGCCTGAAGCTGCTGTACTGTCGGCCATCATAAAACGCATGGTAGGTCCACCAAGAATCCTGGAGCTCGGTCTTCATTTGCTTAGAGCGTTGGTACATCAGGTTGATTTGGCTACCGAGCTGCTCTTGGCGGTCCTGGCCCCCTTCAATTTTAATGATGTTCATCAGCTTATGTCCTGCGGTGTGATGATGTCGCGGGTAAGGGCATCATAGTCGGGGTCAATAAGCGGCGAGCCCGGCCGAACCCTTCGCAGCATTTGCTGCTCGGCTATCCATAGCTGGTGATCAACATCGGCGGAAAGCTCCGCGCCGTTGATGTTATCGGGGGCTTGTGGCGTGGCGTGTTCGGCATAAAACACCTCGGCCTCGTCAGCCGGGGGCTCGGCTTTGACTGGCGCAGCCTCCTCAATGTCAATGGTGCTGATGGCCTTGCAGGCAATCGCCATGCAAACGCTCCGAATTGCCACGCCAACGCTTTCCATTATCCCCACGCGACCTCCTCGTGGTCCTCGTCCTCAACGCGAATTACTGGATTGAAGACTGCGCCAAAGTCACCCTCGTGAGTATCACCGCCGTCCTCTTGAAGGCTTGAATCACCCTGGTCAACCAGTTGTTTATGTACATCAACCGCAATGCACATGGCAATGGTTGCGTCGTCGTGGTGGCCATATGGGGCCTCGGGTCGGCCCGAGGTCTTTGAGCGTATCAACGTAATCATTTCCCCGAGCAGTCGCTTGCTGTTCAAGCTAACCTCTTTGCGTCTTACCGCCGATTCAAACAACCCTACCATGAAGTGTCTGGTGCGCACGTCGGTGGAGTACCCGAGCTTGTTTGTTTCTGTGCCCGCAACCTTACCCGCCTCGCTGTATCTGCGGTACAACTGGAGCTGCGGAAAATCTCTAATCAAGTAGTGGATAACTACCAGCCCGTGGTTGTTTGACTCGGGCGCTAGCATGGCATTGTTGTACATTATGCCAGCGAGCGCCTGCTGCCTGGCCAAAACATCCGGGGTCACTCGGTCATAGAACTCGGCCACCTGTGTCTTTGTAAACCTGTCGAACACCTGGACGCTGGCGAAGTCATCGTCGTTGCTGCGCCCGCCGCCAGCAGCATCCGAGGTGACGAGGTACTTGTGGTCTTTGTTTGGTTGGTGGTAAATCTCCCAGCCACCTCCATCTGGTTGCACCCTGATGCCACCGCCGTCCTCAATCATCGTGCCCGTAATTGCTGGCGGGGTTGCTGACTTCAGCATCTCTTGTATCAGCCGCGCGCTGAACACGTTGCGCCCAGAGCTGACAAAAGATATCTGCCAACTCAGCGGCCACTCTTCGTCAAACCTATCTTGGTCACCGTTACACTTGTTGACCAGCGTCTGGGTCCAGAAGCGCATTTGGCTTGGCGAAAGCCCATACTCCATGGCCCGGTGTCGCTGCGTCTGGTCATACCCCAGCTGGTTGGCCGCATCATTGAATGCCACCAGGTCGCTGGCCTTGTGCGCGTCAGCCATTCGCTCAGATAGCCAGAGCTCTTCCTTCCCTTGCTCTTTGGTTGGCGCCTCTCTTTGGTACTCGGGGTTGTCTTTCCAGCTGAAGAACATGGGCTTGTACAGGTTGCCTCTAACGTTCTTGATTGCCCGCAAATAGATGTCGTGGAACAGGTTGCCCACCCCCTTTGACGTGGACTCGATGAACACATAGGTAAAGGGAAGGTCAGGTACTGCGTTGAGCAGGGCCTGTGCCACGTCCACCGCTGATGTGTTGCGGCGCCCGGTTTCCCAGGATGGCAGCTCGGAGATGTGCAGGAACGTCGGCGTAGATCCACGCTCTGAGTCAGCGCTGCCGCCTTGTGTCTGACACTCAGCCCTTGAGCCGTTTATCCACTCAAGCTTGCTGCCCTTGGGTTTACTCTTCAAGGGGGGGAACACGTTGGTGTCAACGTTATCCACAATGCGTCGGCCAATGCGAAACAGCTCGCGGGTGGCGTCGGTTTCATGGGCCACGGTCAATGCGTGGGCGTGCGGTGTTGTCTGGCAGTGGTGAATGGCAAGCGCCTGGATTATGGTGCTCAAGCCCTCTTTGCGTGACTTACAGATGACAATGCGAACGAAGCCGCGCTCATCCTCCTGTCGTTTTATCTCATTGAGCAGCGCCTGCTGCGCGGTGCGACCATTCACGCTCAAGTCAATGAGGCCCCACTGCATGGCCTCTTTGTCCAGCGCTCTAATCTTGTACTCACTCTTGAAACAAAAAGGCCTGTCGGTAAAACACCGCTGCCGGTATCGCTCAAGGGCGTCGCTCACTTGATAGCTTTCAGCTTGGCGTCGTAGTCAACAACAATTGAATTGCTTGCGGGCCTGTCCCTTATTTCCACCGCCTTATCAATGTTCTTTGCCATGCTTGTCATGAGCTGGTCCTCGGCTTGAATTGTCTTGAGCAGCTTGAGGTACTCGTCATCGTCGAGACCTCCGAGTGCCTGCTGCTTCCTCGCCTCGGCCAATCTTGCCGCCGTGGATTTTGCCGCAAGCGCATACACCCCAGACACGTCATGCATTTCGAGTGATCGCACCATCAATATAGCGTGCGGTTCTGTGTTTTTGAGCGTTGACACCAGGTTAGGATAGCAATACGTTTGCCGCATGTCGAAAGGTAAAGGTATCCCTACTGTTCTGGTCTCAGCCGAGCACTTTAATTTGGTGGCAGCATCAGCCAAAAAGCTCGGGGTCACACCATCGACCGTTGCAAACCTTGTTATCCAGTCGGTTATCGCTGCCGCCGAGCGGTCGATTGGAAGTAATCACGTTGAGATGCTCAAGGCGCAGGACGGGCCAGCGTCTACCGTTGTGCTCAACCCAATGAAGTTACCCATTTCCACCCACACAAAGCGGATTCTCTCAACAGCTGCGAAGGTGTTCCAGCTATCAGAGGAAACGATTGCACTGTGGAGCATTCACGAGATGTTGCCGGCCATCGAGCGGATTGAGCCGCTCAACCGACACACTCTACCACCGGCCCTCTACAACCGTGTGGGCCAAATTGAGCGAGGAGAACATGGCGCGACCCCAAGTTGATATTGAACCGTTTGGCTGCCGGGTGGTAGTTGAGCGTGTGACAGAAGATGTTGAAGACGACCATGTGTTGTCGTCGGTTACGGATGACGGTGGCAACGAGGTTACTATCTACCGGCCAACAACAGCCGCCAACCCCAACAAAGAGCACGTCGGCGTTGTCAGGGCGGTGGGGGCTGAGTGCAAGTACGCAAAGCCCGGCGACCAAGTGCTCTTCGTTCGCCACCTTGGCGAGGCCACGCTGCTGGACACCAACCTGTTGGTGATGCATGAAAATGATATATTAGGTAGAGTTACCGATACGGCGGTGGTACGCTGCGCCTGACATAGTTGCTACCCGTCGAGGGAAGTGCCGTTTACCGACACACTTATAAATCCCCTCGGCGGGTACTTTCACTTCTCTCCCAGTAGGTTTTTCTCATAGATTTCTAGCATTTCCCTGTGAAACTCTGCCACCGGTCGACCCCACACTGTTAGCGGGGCAAGCTGCACCGTCAACCTCCTAGCAAGTACAGTAATTGCCGTCGCGCTTTGAAGAGCCACGACTCCATTTCCACATGCCCGGAGCCTGTCCAGCCGAGAGGCCATCCCATCAGCATCTCGACAAATCGCGGGTTCAAGCGTCGGGTCGAGCTCGAGGATGGCTCCCCATCTTGGGTCGTTGGGACCGGGGGCGAAGAGTGGGAGACGAAATTCGGCAGCTGGTCCATGTGAGCCCGGCCCTTCGCCGTCTCGCAATGGTGCCTGGAGTTCGCCCCCTTGTAGTCTCTGGCTGCCGGCGTCGGCCATTGCTTGCTCGCGATGGTCAACGGCATCCCCGCTCTCGTGGCGTTCTCTTTCTTGGATGCGTGGTGTTCCCTCCTCTCCAGCCACCGCGCCGGGTCTTCCCCGTCGTTGTGCAGAGCCGAACATGGCGTCGGCCACTCCTGCGATGCTGCCATCAAGTTGCCCCCGCCCCTCTTGGCCTTGCTGCTGCGTGTCTCCGGTCCCCCAGTCGGGGTCTTGGGAGTGGGCCAGCAGGAAGAATCTTTCGCGTCGATGGGAGGCTCCCACGTCGGACCCTCTAAGACACATCCATTCTGCATCGAACCGCATTTCGGCCAGCGACCTGAGAACAGCTGGGAGTCCCCCTCCAGTAACGATACCTGCAACGTTTTCCAAGAAGATGTAGCGGGGTCGAACCGTGCGAATGGTCTCAACGATGTCGTCCCATAGCCAGCGCTCGTCCTTTGTTCCTTTGCGCTTGCCGGCCACACTCCACGGTTGGCAAGGGACACCTGTGCTAATGCAGTCGACCTGACCAGTGAATGGAGTGAAGTCGCAGTCAGCGAGGTCACCGCAGAAAACAGGAGCTGGCTCCAAGGCCTTCTCTTCCATCCTTGCCAAGAGAACGGACGCTGCGAAGGCTTCCCGCTCAACGTAACCCAGAGTAGTGGCTCCGGGGACTGCGAGCTTGATGCCGAGTTCGAGTCCTCCGACACCTGAGCAGAGAGATAAGACGGTAAAAGCCACACTACTCACCTCCCTTCTGGGACAACAGGTGATTCCACACCTCGTCGGGCACATAGGCCAACAACAACACCACCGCCTTGGGTACATGCGTCTCGCCACGCTTCCACCTACTGACGACCGACTCAGAGTATCCGCCGAGCAGCAGGCCTGCTGCCTTGCAGGTCAACGAGTACTTGTCCATCCATTCGATTAGCCGTTTCATGCAACCTCCTGCTCTTTGAGGGCGGCGTCGCCCAGTTGTTTCAATCGCTTGCTTACCATCTGCTTTGACCACTTGGTGCCTACCCGTGTGCGGTAGCCGAGCGCGTTAAGAAAGTCAGCCGTCTGCTGTAGGCTGTTGCACTGCATGTGGGCAAAAGCCATCTCAATAAGCACTCGCTGTTCCACCGGTTCCTCCTCCAGTGTGTCATCCGGGCTCCACCGATAGCCGTACGGCGCGTGGTGGCAGTGCCTGACCCCGCTGGCCTTGAGCTCCTGCATTACCTCGGACGTGCGTTCGCTGATAGTTTCGCGCTCCCATTCAGCGATGGCGCCGAATATCTTGAGAACGAATCGACCCATGGCAGTGCCCGTGTTGAAGTCCTCAGTGATGGACGCAAAGGTCCAGCCCTCACGCTCGCAGGTTTCCAGCAAGCGACACAGGTCACTGATTGAGCGGGTTAACCTGTCAAGCTTTGCCACCACCAACACATGACCACTGCCGCCATCGTGCAGCAGCTGCAACGCGCGCTGGATGCCGGGTCTGTCGATGTTCTTGCCTGACTTGCCCCGGTCCTCGATGACCTCAATCACGTCGTAGTCATGGATGGTGCAGTAGGCTTGAAGCTTCTTGAGCTGCACCTCGGGCGAGTGCTCTTGCTTGTTGGTTGATACGCGGATGTAGAGAATTGCTTTCATGACATGAGCTCCATAGTTGCAGGCGGAATTTCACCACCTGCTGGGGACACTACAGGCCGAGCGTGCAGGTTGCAAGAGTAAAGGTTTCTTTAGTTGGGTAAACTAAAGTTTACTCGGGGTACTGCGGCACCTTTTAACTGTGCAATTCATTTGAACAGTTGACGGCCGCTGTCAATTTTGCTGCGGAACAACACCTGAGCCTGGGGGAATTCCGGCTGCATTTACCCTGGTGCCTGTAATGATTGGGGAAACTCAACACCTGACGAGGGGGGACAGTTGCGTGGTCCCCCCTCACGTACGCGCGGGCGTTACATCTCAACTCTCACTACGTTCGAGTTGTTAAACTAGTAACAAGTTAACCTCGGATTAATATCAAGAGGGGTTCT